CATTCGCTTATAATCAACTCAGCGAACTTTTGCTGTGCTTTTGAAAGATTATTTTGGTCAAAACCATTTGGCTTAGAAGCAATCAATTTAGCCTCAATAGCAAGTTTTTTAATTCGTTTGTTCATTCTTCAACTCCGAAATGTTCTGCAATTCTTCCGGTATCGTTCTCCTAGAGTTTCATTAGTAGGTTGAGCGTGTTCTGTTCCGTGGTGGTTATCACGATCTGCTTGGTCTTGCGCCATCTTTCCCAAGCTTTGCACGCAGGGCACCCGCGCTGTTTTTCACGACATGGGTGTCCCCAGTACTGGAGCATTACCTTGCGGGACGCTTCGACCTGCACCACATACGTTTTAGTCCCCATCGTAATACCCCTTTTATGTGGACATTCCGACATGATTGTCAACAGCTTCGTATGCGCATTGGCTCATACATCCACCCCAATCCGTAATTTTGTTTCTTCTGCTTGCGCTAATATTTCCTTGATCTCAAGGCCAACAGCATCGTTCTGCTGGGGCCAGCAATTTAGACCGCGTTTCAAACAAGCTATGACTGCGGGGGTTAATTCAATTAACATTTTTCGCCTTCGGTATTTTTGGGGTTTTAACCATGTCTGATCCGTCCTTCTTTTATGCCCTGCTCATACAAAGCACGTAGGTTAAAAACAACTATGCGTGATAGACCCTTTGCACGTACCTCGACCACATCATCTTTCAAGGTTATGACAAGATGCCGTTTACCGTTGTCCATGGTAAACGCCTGAACTTCCCGCGTTACTTCTGATTTAAGTTTGGTAGTCATCGTCGCTCATTTTGTAGCCCCCTTTTTTTCTTTCACAACATCTTTATAAATCACGTCTTGAACAGCCGCTAACATCCACGCTAGTTCTTTAATTGCCTCGCTGCTGCATCTTCCGTATTCATAACGCATGGGCATACCTTCTATGTGCGTTAGCAGCCGCTCAATTTTCTCCCGCTGCTTTGGGTTAAGTTTTAACTTTAAATTCTTGTATAGTCTTTCGTTCGTATTGGTTCTCTTCCAATACAACCCGCTGTCATCGTCGCTCATTTTGTAGCCTTCCTTAATTTGATAAACACCTTGCGTTTGCCTTCCTCGCGCTTTTCACTACATGTATTTGCGGTAACAACGCATCCATAAACGTCATTACAAATCCCCCTTACGCTTCTTATACTTCTCTTTGTATTCGTCATCCCCAAGCCAGCGGTCAAGCTGCGCCCTCCAATCCTTCACCTGATCTTCACAGACTAAACAAAGAAAGGGGGAACCCCGTTCAACAGATACCCTCTCCATTTCAACGTATGCAGCATCAAACCCCCGCCATTTGCCCAACTGATGCAGCGTGAGAACTTCGTCCAAGTAATACCAATTCTCTACTGGTTTAGCTGGCGCGGGTTTGACGCGGGGCCAATCCGCAAGTGTTTTTTCTACCTCTGCTTTTGACATTTTCATCTCATCTCCTATACGCCGCCATAATTTTTACCAATACCAGTTTCGCAATTAAGCGGAAGGTCTAGCGCCCAGTGGGGTCTAATCCGCATACATATTTCAACGTACTCAAATGCAGTAAAGCTCTCGTATTCGGGCACCACAGCAATCACGGAGTCATGCACCGTCATAGCTACCTTGTATTTCTTAGCTACCCGCAACAACTGGTCGCCAATGGCTATACGCGCAAGGGCTTGGCATACGTTCTCTATAACCTTCCCCCCGTATATGCGCGTGGGGATAGTGGCCTTACCCTTCTTGGTGTCATACACTAACTCGCTCTTACCGTCCTTAGTCCATACCCGCAAGTTCGGATACTTGAGATACAACCCGTTAGGTAGCCGTATGCCCTTCTTGCCCTCAACCACCAACACACCAGTGCGCCCCAACGGTGCGGTCTTGTTCTCCATCATCGCCTCAAGTGCCGCCCCCGCCTGTCGCCAGAGAACAGGAATCCATCCATACGTGCCACGGTATACGCTAATAATCCGTTCTGCTTCTTCCATAGGCATATCAACGCCGAAGGTCTTCAACTGCAATTTGAACTTCTTAGCCCCCATGCCGTAACCACAGCCAAGTATCGTTGTCTTGCCAACAAACCTCTCATCCTTAGTTATGTCCAAGACAGGTTTTTGGTAGATCGCAGAGGCCATGATCTGGTATACGTCCTCTCCCCGTTCAAAGGCATCCACCAAGTCGTTCTGCTCAGCCAACCACGCCAGTGTTCGCGCCTCAATTTGCGAAGAGTCCGAATTGATAAGTGTGTGTCCCTCAGGGGCTAATATCGCATGCTTGATTGTGGAACCCCGCCCTAGATTTTGTAGGTTCACCTTGTCATCCCCGCCCCACCGCCCCGTATGTGCTGCGTAGTAGCGTAGTGGTACGGGTAGTAAGCCCCGCCCGGCGATGTCGACAAACCTTTGAGTGCGTGTTTCCTCCAATGTGGATTTAACGCCTAGCCTTGCGGATACTATATTTTGCACAAGGACGTTCTCATGTTCGAGAAGAGCCTTGAACCCTTCATCACTCTTAGCGAACGCATAAGTTTCCTTGCCCGTAGTGGGGCTTGTCTTCATCGGCGGTTCAACCCCTAGCGAACGCAATACTTCGGCCAGCTTGGGGTTACTCATAAGCTGCTCTTTCTCTATGAGCATCTTGCCCATCAAATCGGATTTATCCTGTTTAATCTTCATCAGATAAAGTTCAAGGATAGACTGGTCTAGCTGCAATACCGGTTCGGAAAACATCCTTATAGTCAGGTCTATTAGGCGCAACTCGCTGATATCGAAGTCACCCACCATCTTCTCAAATATGCCTAGGGTCAACTCAACGTCGTTCTCACAGTAGGAACCATACCGTGCAAGTGCCTCCTCATCGAAGTCTATCCGGTGCATACCCGATACCTTGCCAACCTCTTCGCCCTTGACACCAACGCCGTAGTGCAACGCAAGTGCGGCCAGACTGCCACCCACCTCGGTGCCGTGTATAGCCCTTGCCATCGACAACGTATCCGCAATGCGTTTAGGTTTGATCCCGAAGTGCCAATTCAATATCGCCATATCAAAAGCAGCGTTATGTGCTAACGCAATGTTCTCATCCAGTTTCCAAGACTCAAGAAATTCCTTGATCTGGGGCTTTGTCCCACTGAACCATCTGGGCCTCTCGCCTTCCGTTTGTAGTGCTACGCCTATCACCTCAAACTGAGGGTCGCGTATGTAGGCTTCAGTTGTGGTCTTCCTAAGTGTGAAGTCCTTCTCGTGGTAGTAGGTTTCAAAGTCGAGGCCGATGATCTTCATGGTGCGCATGGTGTGCCCTTTAACTTCCCGCTAGCAATCGCAGCCTTTAACTTCGCCCCGACGGAACTGTCATAATTGATCGCTGCCGGGGGCAAGTTATTTCCCGTCTGCTTTGCAGTGCTTTGCAACTCCTCAGTGATCTGGCGCAGCATGCCCATTGTCAGGTAGTTTGCATCACGCTTATCGGTAAGCAGCCTATCCATTACCGTATGGGTAAACTCCTCTGAGGCTATCGCCTTAAGTTTGGTATGCAATGCAATGACCTCCTCATCCTTAAGCGGGCATAGGGAAAGGCGGCTGTCTAAAGAACTACTAGTTGACTCTTGTGTTTCCCACCCACGGCCTATATGTTTCATACGGGCAGTGACTAAGCTGATTACATCTATCCACTTCTGGTTGGCTGTATAGAACTCCTCTGGGTTGCTACCCATACGTTCGAGTAAAATCTGCACACCCTTATTCATAGCTTTAGTTCTCATATCACTCCTTCTGCTTGTCTACGTCTAGTATGCGGCTGATAAACTCTTGATGCAGCATGTCCTTACCAATACTTAGATACTTCTCCCATACCATCTTGCACTCCCATTCTGCTAGCATTACGAGGACATGCCCGCTGTTTGAGTGGTTCCGCTGATACACCTGTTGCAGAACGTCGCCCCACTTAGAATTCTGGGAGAGACTAAACTCCCTAGGGTTGCTATCCATACGCGTGAGCAGTAGCTTCACCGCCTCGCAAGGCTCCATTGGTGGCTCTGATGGTTTCGCTTTAGCCATCAATCATATCCTCAACAACTTTGCATAACATTGTTATGTTCGACTCGTTGATTACCAATGCCACACCATTAGCAGCACGGATAGCTGCTAGCTCGCGCTGTTGTAACGCTGTGGGGGAACTGTCACCGGCCTTGCACTCTATGCCGAGAAACTTACCGCGAACGCAGCACACAATGTCAGGCACACCAGAACGGCCAAAGCCGTAGGTGGCGGGAAAGAAATAATAAACGCCGCGAGTCTTGAGGAACTCAACGACTTTGTGTTTAACTTTTGCTTCGGGGGTTTTAGCCATGCCTGTAGAATACAGGGTTCCTTGACTGTGTCAAGGGGTAGCTAATAAAAAAAGGGGGGGAGTTGGGCGGGAAAGTAGATTCCCTGCCGCCCGTCAGGTTGTGGAGGCTTACCAGCTACGAAGTGCGTTGAGGGTCACCGGTAAGATCGTATGGGGTCACATCTACAAGGCTAAAACCATACGCGTCGATAGACTGCCCTCTGTATTATTCTGCGCGTTGAATAGCCCGTTCCAAATACCATCGCGCCTTCTGCAAATCCTGAATCGCATCGGTGCCCTTCCTACCGGAGCGGCTCACATACTTCACCACGTTGCCTAGGTTATACCCCAACTGTTTGGCTTCGATAAAGTCTATTACCTCTATGCCACCTACCTTGTAATGCGGCGGGTGGTTTACCATATCGGGAGTATCTACAGGGTCTTTACGCACCCACCTATACTTACCCTTCTCCGGTGAGGTCAGCACAAGGCCACCTAACTCTGTGCCTACAGCCGTAATATCCAATTCCTTGTCCAATTCCTTGTCCAATTCCTTGTCATACTTCCGCATCTGCGCGTCAATCCTAGCGTAATACTTATCGCTGTCAATGGCAACCCCGCTACGTAGCACCTTCTCATGCGCCACCAAAGCAGCGCCGGTCTTATCTATGTTTTCGTCCGTACCGAACCATGGGTTCCTCTCTAGCCATGCAGCGGTAGCGGGGGCGATCTTCGCACTCCCTGCCGTAACCAATTCCCTCGCGTAAGCCCCCATTGGAATACCTAGCTTATTAGCTATCTTTACGTGGGTAGGTTTCATCTTCTGCTTAACTAAGTAGACGTAACTCTTAACTACCTTCAACTTCTCTACTACCTCGGCAACAGTCGCGCCCGCCGACAACATCTTCTCAATCTTCTGTGCTTTGTTTAGCTTCTTCATGGTCTTGCTCCTTAGATTGTTGATCTACAAAACTTCTCAGAACTTCCCGCATCTTGGCTTGCCCGTGTTTGGGATAATTTTCTTTGAAGAACTTCATTACGAACGGCTCTAACCTGATACTGGTAAATGCGAGGGCTAGTCTCTTACCCTTACCTCTACCACGCTTCTTTGTTGCGGCTACCTCTGTTTCGTTCATGGTTGCTCCTTGGTATAACATTGTTATGCTTCGGGTAATATCAAGAAGGTGCGGGCATTTACTCTAAGTCCAACACCGTCGATGATCTGACTGTCCTCCACCAGCTTTAGCATGCCTATCCTTCTACGCATGAAGTCGGGAAGGTTCTCACTGGAGGAGAAAGTGACACCATCTATGCCGTGTCTAATAGCATAGTCTATTCCGTTTATCCATACGAGGTATGCTTTGTTACCCTCATACGCTGCCTTCAACTTTTCAGCTACACAGTATTCCTTATACTTGTCAGGGAACACTATAGACTCCGCAGGTATAGTCTTAGAGAACTCCTCCCATTGCTGTAGTAGGAACTCAGTAGCGTTGTTTCGTAGCCTAGAATAAAGCACTGCGTAACCCTGCTCTTTACGTGAGTGTACGTTGTTGACTGCAATTTTAGTCTCTTGTATCGCCCTCCCTAGCATCTCGTCTGTGCTTGGTAGACCAACGAACTTGGATATGATCTTTATGGCTTTCTTAATATCCGAAGTCTTATTAGTATCCCCCCGTTTCCGCGAAGTCTTTATCCGCTCATTGCATATGAAGAAAGAGCTTCTACCCCCATGCACCCCTAGTTCGATACTACCTAGAGGCTCACGCTTCTCCGATATCTGAAAGGATTGAGCGCAGTAAAGGTTCGTAGGGTTAGGGTGTGCGCGTTTGTAATTCCTACCAGTAAATATCCATTGTGGGTGGGCTAGTGCTAGTTGGTGAATCAGCGGCTCAAGGAACGGGGCTATAATCGCACTCGTATTCTCCCCTATGAGCTTCTTATCAAAGTGTATGTTATTGTATGTCATGTCTACTCCTACCAATCAAAGCGTTTAAGGATTTCATCTACCTTGTTCTTCACCGTGCTGCGCATCTCAGCACTCTCTTTAATACCGTCGATGTCTACGCCTAACATTGTTATCTCAAGGGCACGCCGTGCTTCCTCCAACTGTGGGTCTTTTGTTAGGTTCAAGTGGGTCAGCATGCTGCACATGTTCTGCGCGTTGCTAACGAAGGTGTCGTGGTAGCGCCGCTTAGTCTCCTCGTCCCCCTGCACATCGGTCAACTTCTCCGACATGGCGGTAAGCATGGCATGCAACTTATCCCACGGCTCACGCATAGCGTCCGCTAGCCGTCCGTTGTAGCTGTCCTCGTACTGCTTTGCTAACTCCTGCATGTCCTGCTGCGGTATGTCTAGCCTGAAGTCACCCGACTCGGGCAACGGACTGAACACCAAGCGGAACCCGAACTTGGCCTTCAACTCATCCAACGAGGGGTAGTCCTCGGCGTCGAACAGATTGCCCAT